AACGGCTATTACTATCAATCAATATGATGTACAAAATGAATTAAGTTATTCTGTTAATTTATATGATGCTTATCCAATTGCAATGAATCAAATGGAATTGGACTGGAGTAATGAAGGCATCCATAAGTTGGTTATAACCTTTGCTTATACTAACTGGCAAAACAATTCTCTACAGGATGTTGGAATGCAATTGCTCGATTACGGTATTAATGGCTTGGCTGATGCGATTGCTGGTGCTGATTTATTTGGTCCTAATGCTGGTATCGGTTCAGGTTCTTTAGGTACGGATAGTTCAGGTTTAAGTGTTGAAGATCGTACTGAATTTAATCGAGAATTGAATTTACAAGTTAATGATAGTGGTGAAGGAATTTATTAATTTTTTATAATAGGAGATAATTATGGCTTTACCAAAGATTGATGTGCCGACATATGAACTTGAATTGCCGGTTTCAAAGAAAAGAATTAAATACAGACCTTTTCTGGTTAAAGAGCAGAAGAATCTGTTAATGGCCATGGAATCAACAGATTCTACGACCATACAACAAAATGTAAGAGATATTCTTAATAACTGTACTTTGACAGAAAACCTTGATATTGATAAGTTACCTATTATTGATATTGAGTTTTATTTTATTAATTTGAGAGCCAAGTCTGTTGGTGAGATTGTCGAAAGTCGATACCGTTGTAACAATGAGGTTGACGATAAAGAGTGTGGTAACATCATGGAAAAAGATATTGACCTAACAAAGATCAAAGTCGTTCAAGATGATCCATCAGAACCAGAAATTCAATTGACTCCCAATCTTACCATCAAAATGAAATATCCGGAGTTTGGTATTGTTAAAGATTCATTGAAGTATGAAAGCATTAACGATGTTACCTTTAATATGATTGCTGAATGTATTGAGTACATCTATGATATCAATGAAGAACAATTCTATTATGGCCATGAGGCAGAACCTGGTGAGATGATGACCTTTGTTGAAGGCATGAACCAAGAACAATTCTCCAAAGTAGAAAAGTTTATACAGAACTTACCAAAGTTACAAGAGACCATTAACATCAAATGTAGTAAGTGTGGTTTTGACCACACGATACAGGTGGAAGGGTTAGAAAGTTTTTTCGGTTAACATTTCGTCATGACAATCTGAGTAATTATTATAAAACGAATTTTTCGTTAATGCAACACCATAAGTACAGTTTAACCGAACTTGAAAGCATGATACCTTGGGAAAGAGATATTTACATCGCTATGTTGATTCAGTATATTGAAGAAGAAAACCAAAAGATACGAGAAAGACAGAAGAGATAGTAGATGGACTACCAAAAGGCCAAAGATTTAAGGAATAAATCCTTTTCCGACCTTATGACCGACAAATTAACTGGCGGCAAAGGGATCGGTTCTTCCCTGCGTGAAACACTCTCAGAAAAAACCAAAGCACGAATGACTGGTATCAAAGAAACCTTTGATCCTATGAACATTGTTAAAACCATGACCTTTGGTAGTAAACTAGGTCCTGCTTTATATGGTAAAATGATGGGTCGGTCAAAAGAGGACATGAAATTCTTTACCGACAAGAAAACAAGAGGTCCAGGTAAAAACAAAACCCCAGGTCAATTAGATTCTCAAGCAGATAGTATGGCTGTAGATGCTCTTGGTTTGATTTATCGTTTAATGTTAAGAAATTTGGATGATGAAAAACTTAGAAGAGAAGAAGAAAAGGGTTCAATAGAAGAAAAAGATTCTGAAGAAGAACTTAGAAACCAAGAATTGGTTAAAGCTCTTACGGCTAGAAGAAAAAAAGAAAAACCAAAAAAAGAAAAGCCTACAAAAGAAGAACCTAAGCCAGAACCTAAGAAACCTTCTAAAAAAGAAGAAGCACCAAAGCCTACTGAGAAAAAACCAAAGGTTGAAAAGGCACCAACTCCTAAAGAAGCACCTAAAGCTCCTGAAAAGGTTCCACCTAAAGAAGCACCTAAACCTCCTACAGCAAAACCATCAGCAGAAAAAGCTCCAACACCTTCAGCACCAAGAGCCCCTGTTACAGCTGGCAAAGGTATTGCAGGTACGGTTGCATCTGGTGCTGGTGTAATTGGAGTCATTACTACTGGTTTGGTTGCAGCTGGAATTACTAATGCATATGCTCAAAAAGCAGTTATTGCTAATGTGGGTAAAGAAACAGGTTTTAAACCCCGTGATGAAAATCTTGCCGCATATGGAAACACTTCGAATGAAAGAATACGAGAAGTTTTTACCAGCAGAACACAAAAATATTCTGATGCTGAATTAAATGAAATTAAAAAAGATCCGTATAAATTTGGTGAAATGGTTTATGGTAAAGATACCAAAATTGGCCAAAGTATGGGTAACACACAAGAAGGTGATGGTTTTAAATATCGTGGCCGTGGTTCCATACAATTGACAGGTAAAAATAATTATAAAGCTTATAGTGATGTTGTAAAAAAAGATTTGGTTGGTAATCCGGACTTGGTTAATCAACCAGATATTGATGCTACAATTGTGGCCGCATTTGTTAAAAAAGGTGTTGGTAATAAAATAAATGATTTTACTGACCAACAGACAGCCAATAGAGCAGTTACACAAGCAATTGGTGGAGCAAAATTAAATTTGGATGTGGGTGTTGGTGCAAAAATACTTTCAAAAGTGGATGAATATTCTGCTGCACTTGATGGAAATGTTTCAACTGGTTCCAAACTAGACCAAGCATCTAAAGAGAATAAAGATTTAAAAGAAAGCTTAAATAAAGATAAACCAAAACAAACTACTACCAACAATACTACCGTTTCGGCCGAGAATAAAGAAACCAAACAATCAACTGAAACTGTTGATGATAGACCTGCACATTTAAAGAAAAAAGGTTAATAGATGGATTACCAAGACGCTAAAAAAATTAGAGGACAATCATTCGGTTCTAGAATGGCCGATAAATTGACTGAAGGTCAAGGCATTGGTTCATCCATTAAATCCACATTAAGTGAGGGTTCTAAAGCAAGAATGACTGGCATCAAAGAAAAATTTGATCCTATGAACATTGGTAAGTTTTTTGGTGGTAAACTAGGTGCAGCCGTTGTTGGTAAATTGTCTGGTAGAAGTCAAAAGGATATGGAACATTTTACCGGTAAAAAGACCTCTACCAAAATAGGTAAACTGGAAGCTGGTAATGAAATGGTTGATATGTTAATGAAAATTTATTCATTGATGCAAAAGACAAATGAAGATAATGCAAAGATGCGTGATGATCAAGATAAATTCAAAGAAGAAAAAGAAATGGAACGGCTGAGAAGGCACAAAGAATTGATGGAAGCCATTACCGGTAAACCATATGCAGGTAAAGCATCAGTAGTCAAAAAGAAAGAAGATGAATTCAATCCAGGAGGTATTCTTGGTGATATTTTAGATGCATTTGGTGGCGCAAAATCAGCAATAAGCTTACTCAGTACTATTGGTAAATTCTTCGTTGGTCCCGTTGGTGGACCTATTTTGATTGCGGCCAGTTTAGGTGCATTATTTTATGCAATGTCACAAGCTAGCGATGAATCACATGAAACTGCAAGTAAAGTTTCGGGTGCAATGGATGCTTCCGGTGGTGCAACTCAGCAATTGGATGCAAACAAAGCTTTTGAGGACTTAACTGAAGAAGAAAAGAAAGCCGAATTAGCCAGACGAGATAGTTTAAATGCTGCATTAAAAGATGCACCATGGAAAACAAAATATTTTGGAAATAAAGTACCTGAGTTTTTGGCATCTAAAGGTTATAGTCCTGAACAAATTATGGACTTAACAACACCAATCCAAGATAGAACAACAAATACTCCTGCACCAAAACCGGAATCTGGAACATCATCCACACCAGCAAGTACACCATCTGCACCAACTGCATCACCTACTGGATCTGAATCTTCACCTGCGCCAACTGCAATGGCACAAGGCACTTCTTCTCCAAATACTGGTCAACAATTGAATCAGGTACAAGGTGAGAATTTAAATGCAAAAGTACAAGAAAAATTATCTGAAGGTGAATCGGTAGTTAATAACAATGCAATTAGTAAATCATTATCATCTACTAGTACCAAAGGTCCACTACCGCCAGTAAGAAATCAAGAAGAAACATTCGCAAAAATGATTTACGAAAGTACCAGAGTAGTTTAACCAATAAAAAACCCACCTTTCGGTGGGTTTAAACCAAGGGGTCTTAGGTTTAATCTTCTTCAGCTAACTTACTGAAATAACTTAGATCATCCTCTTCAGCATGATCTTTAAAGGGTGAATCTTCTGCCTTAGCCTTAGGTGCATCAAAGGTCTTAGCTTTAACTTGTTCTACGGTTGTCTTAGGTGCTTCACCATTGAGACCGAGAACTTTGTCAAGGCGTTTCTTCAACTCATCATAAGACTTGAACTCCTTATCTCCAATTAATTCTTGAAGAGAGAATTCGGACTTATAAATCTTTTCCAACTCATCATCATCAGACAACAAAGGTTCAGATGTATCGAACTCGGACTTATCATAGTTCTGATAACCTTCCACTTTACGAATCTTCAACTTAAAGTTAGCACCTTTCCATAAATCAAATGGATTGATTGGTGTTTCATCTTCAAACTGTGGATTCATTGCTTCAGTAATCTTATCAAAGATTTTCTTACCGAAACGGAACAACTTCACTTGTCCTTCGTTTTCTGGATGTTTAGGATCAGAAACGATATACACATTGGCGATGTAATTCAATTTACGCTTTTGTTTACGGACTACATCTTTGTTGGCTTCAATGCCTGAATTCCATAATGTAGAGTTGTGTTCACATACAGGACATTGTTGGTTCTTGGTGGTCAAACAATTATCAATTAACCAACCACCAGGTCCTTGGAATCCATGAGAATGAATTTTAACCCAAGGTAATGCATCATCGCCATCTTTCTCGGATGCTGGGAGAAAACGAATAACAGCCATGCCGTTACCTGCTTTATCAACTTCTGGACGCCAGAAATTATCAGATTTCTCTGAACCACCTTCGGATGTTTGGGAGAGTGCCTCGATTGCTTTAGATAATTTATCGAGATTGCCAGATTGGCGTTTTAGATTTGCAAAACTCATATTGTGCTACCTTTCGTATAAACGGAGTATTAACGGAATATAAACTACTTTCAATGTACTGCTCATAATCAACTACTATATCAGAATATTTATCCAATGTCAAATGTACATTTTCAATATATTGAGTGTGGTGGCGGTATCACTATGAAGTATACCAATACCACCTTCTCTACGCCATTGATCGATGTTAACGGATGTATCATCAATCAATAGTACACTTGAATTCGAATAATCTTTCTTGAATCTTTTACCTGGTACTAGATTTACAGGAAATGTAATACCATGTTTATCCAACCATTCCAATTTCTGCTTTCTAATATCAGCATCACGCCTCTCGGATGATGTTGATGATAGAATCTCGGTAGGTATTGATAAAGTCTTTAGGTACTCAATCAATTCTACAGCATCAGGCAATAAGTCCAATTTGGCGAATTGTTCGTCAGCAATAAACTGTGCAAAGAAACTGTCGAACACCTTGTAGGTATCGGCTTCACTTGGGTAAATCTTGTATAGTTGTTTATATCGGTTATCAAAGTCGGCAATCACACCATCCATGTCCAAGTATATTTTACTAATTTTAACTTCAGGCATATTCTTTAATCTTTTTCTTTAATATATGTAAAAACTTATCTTTATCGTATTTTATAAACGGAGTATATTTTGTAATAATTCTATGGTGTGTTGGCCAAATAATATCTTCTGTTATTTGTTTTTCCCATCGAGGCATACAACCAACAATATCAATCAATATACAAACCGTTTCTAGTGTAATCTTATTGTGCATTAGTTTGGTGATTAACATCGGCCAACCACCATCAACAGGTTTGAAGTAATCATCCATAGACCAGAACTCCGCACCATCAACGCTATCGAACAAGTATATTATATCATTCTCAAAGGTATAAGTCAAGCTTTGTTGAATCTTTTGCCACTTGGTATAATTCTCATCACCATCTTGTAATAGGTTACCTACCCAATCACCATTACCATTAACAAAGTTTGCCACATAGAAGTCCCTCAATTCTTCCAAACTGTATTTACGGGACAACTTGGAGAATTGGTACTTGTCTTTACGAGTGGTAAATGATTGCTTTGATACATTGGTCTTGCCGTGGTATTTGAAGTAATCGTATGACGATGATGTAAAATGTAACTTCAAAGAATTCCACAAGGCATATGATGCAAAGCCTGTGTTTTCTGTCATATTGGTAGTTTAGAACTTTTTTTCAATAGGTTTAATTCTTGTGCTTCTTCTTTGATTCTTGCTTTGAGAGCGGATGATAATAGAGTGGCAGCAACCTCAACTTCAAGGCCGGATTCTTTACAATGGTGACATATAGAATCCATTAGGCCTATTCGTTTACTGGTTGCCAACTCTTCAATCAACATACTAAAATTTTTAATTTCTTCACGACTTGGCATATTAAATCTTACTATAAAATATATGATTCCCTATTTGTTTAACGACCTTGGTCTGACTCCAATTAGGCTTTATATAAACTGCATGGAAATACAATGCATTTGATTGTGCTATGGTATCATGTACAAATGGTTCTGTCAATGCTCTTTTAGCAATATTTACCGATTCTTCCCACATATACTTGTCTTTTTTTACCATCTCTTTGACCATACAGGTCCATGAGAATTGGCAAACGGTTCTTAAATTTTGGTCTGTGGTTTTTTGGTAAACAACGGAACATATGTCAGATGGAAACTTTCCACTATTAACACGGTTCAATGTTACCTGTGCCACAGCCAACTTGCCTTCATATTTCTCACTACCGGATTCATAGTAAATATTTTTTGCAAGACATTCTACTTGTTTGTTATATTCTGCCGTTACTTCTTTCTCGGCTAATGTATTAACATATTCTGCTGATATGGTTGGTGCCGTATAGAGGGTCACCAAACTGACCAATATCATTACTAATGTTTTATAATTAAACATCATATCTCCTTGTTTATGCAACAATTATGAATTAGTTTTCTTTATTATTTTGATTTCAGGTTGCGGTTGCGGTTGTGTCTGAGAAACGAATTGATTGAGCGTATCTGCTTTGGTTACAATTTCATCTTCAGTTGGGAATTGTGGTAGTACTGGATATTCAGGTGAGGCTGTGCCTGCTACCTTAGCCGATTCGACTTGTTGTTGCCAGTTTTCTACGAGGGATTGTTTTTGACTTTTAAAATCATCAACCAGAAGGTCTCTGGCCATTTTTAAAAGTTCGAGGCGGATCTCGAATGGTGTCATGCTTGTACTCCTATGTGTGTTTATGTGTGTTACTAGACGGTTGTGTGTTATCTAGTAATATTATTTATCCAAATTTCAATTACACCAACTGGTCTTAGCTTCACCATAGTATTCCCGTGCATATCCTTGTTGGATCAACATGGAACGCAACGACTTACCATCTAACAATACATCACCTAGGACACGACCACCATACTTGTCCCAATCCATTAACACCACTTGGCGAGTAGTGGCACCATTAATCATACTTTTGGTAAATGCTGATGCGGCCTGTCCACGAGCATCTTCAGAAGGACATTGTGCTCTAAATCCTTTTTCTGGAGTATCCACACCAAATACACGAATAGACAATTCTTTCTTTAGTGGGTCGGGTAACCATAATGCTTGAAATGCTACAGTATCACCATCGATCAATCTGGTGATGGTGGCGTTATATGTTACGCCTTCTTTTTGTTTTTGTGCAAATACTGTTGTTGAAGTAACCAATAGTAATGCAATTAGTATGTTTTTCATTTTTGTTCCTTGTAATCTTTAGGGTAAAATACCATAACGCCATCCAAAGCATTAATCAACTCATACTGGTGTGTGGCGCCAAAAATATTAGTAAAATAATTCCAATCTACATCAATACAGAACCGTTCCTCTATCTCTCCTTCGTTGTACCTTGAGTTTAAAGGTGATCGGAAGGTTCTCATGTCATCACAAATGAAAACATCTTTGGTGTAGTCTGGTTTCAACTGTTTGATTAGTTCCATTTCAGTAATCAATGGTATTCTAAATTCTTCTGTTTTATCATTAGTACCATAGTAATCAGGAAAGTGAGCATCTAACCAAAACAATGTCCTGTTGTTAAGTGTTGGTAGTGATTGTTTTAAAAAAGCCAAACTCTCCGAATGTACAATATTGGCATTAGGGAATTTAGTTTTACAATCTGTAACATAAATTTGATTAATATCACAAGAATATAAATTGGTAAAATTATTATCAGTTGCACATTGTATACCATTACCAAGATAACAACCAGTTTCTACAAAATCCTGTAGATCAAACTTATCTTTTAATACACCAATATTTAAATGGCTCAATTCACTCATTTTTGTTCCTTGTAAAACTTAATTGCCTTTACTAAACCTGGAATATGATCTTCCGTTTTTTGTTGAAATAATAATGGTTGTTCATCTTCTACTGCCATAATGATTACTAAATTATCAATAGGTACACCAATTAGTTCTTCATACATCAAAGAATATGCTGAGGTCTGCCAAAAGTAATCTTCAATACTAGTAATCGATTTAACTCTCTTAGATGTTTTAAAATCAATTACAGATAGTTTACCATCGAACTCACCAATACAGTCCACACGACCTGCCATCTCCAATTTAGTAGACCACAAGGCCGCCTCTTGGTAATGAATGTTGTTAATACGATTGAGTAATGGCTTCAATGATACAAACATCTCTTTGGCATCAGGCATAATATCACCCAACGGATCATTATTCAAATACCTCTCACATAGTGTATGTACATTGGTACCACGACTGGTCGCTTTCTTAGATACACGATTGGCCTCTTCTTCACCAACTCTCTTACGCCATTCCATAATGGCCTGTTTCTTTTGGGCGCC